TCAACAGCTGCGGATTTAGATCCCGGCGCACCATAACGCCTTTCCTGTAATTTCTTTTCGTAAGGATTTGGCTGATTATTATTTACCTTAGCCATTTCCTCTCTTGAAGCGCGCTTGCCTTTAGCTGCGAAACCAGCATTTGCGAGCGCACGACCGATCGCTGAAGTTTCACAATTCTCCAATGCAGAAGTTGAATTAACACCCTTCTCCGTAATGACCTCAAATGCAAGGCCAGTTGAACACGGCTTTGCGTCCGCTTCTGTTTTGAATAGTTTAGCCATAACAATGAATCTAGTGTTTGAGGCCTCGATAAGTTCTGTTTCAATTCGTCCATCTGGATATTCTCCATTCCATTTTTCTAATCTACTTTCAACTGTTTCGTAATCTGCTAAGTTAAACATTATTCCTTCCATTCAAAGTCTTGATCTTGGACTGCTTCGAGAACTGTCCTATAGATAGCACCATAGGCGACAAAGTCTTTAACTGAGTCGTAGTGATCTGGAGTTTCAGTAAGCCTAGAAACCTTGACCAACGCCATACATAAAGCAGCTTGGTGTGGTGTGATTGGGTAATCAAGATATGCACTCCACAATCCTGCGATTCTTTTGTGATTATAGTATGGGTGTCCATAGACACTTCCACGCTCTTGGATTGTAGTAATGACTTCATTTAGCAGATCCTCAGTTTTTGTCATAATCGAAAACCTGCTCTGCCTTCATTTTTCTTACGCGCTCTTGGTGCTCTAGACTCGCACGCCAGCCTTCATTACGACCAGTCCAATATCCACTTTCGTAGTGCTCATTATTTGTGTGCTTTATTGTCCACCATGCAACTGCCATGCTTCCGGCAATTAACAACCACATGCCTAGTATTTCCATTATTGCTCCCGTTCCGCAAAACATTTGTTTGCGTTGGGATTAGTATGACGATATTTACCGACAGCGCAACAGTCTTTTAGCGCGTGTTTTATAACGATTAGATAACGCTAACATCCTCAAAGTCATCGATATGGTCATCAATCGTCCGATCCCGATAATCGGTTTCACGCCCCATAAGTCCTTCTATTGTATGTAAATGATCCATCATGATTGACTGGTATCAGCTCTACTTGATGGCCTTTTTTACCAAAACTAAGCACTGTAAAGCCCATATTCCAATCGGCTGAATTGTATTTTAGGTAACTTGCCTTTCGCATATCCATGAGATGCCCGGCTTCTATACCCCAAATCGTTGAATAACGGCCGTTTAAGCCAGTTTGGTGTCGGACTGCACCCTGCCTATGCGAGTGGCCACAAACCACGCTAGAATGCCATTTCTTGGCCAAATTAAGGCCTGTTATACCTGCATGCTTAGACATGTTACCTTCATCGCCATGAGCCAAATGCCAGCCCTTTTCAAACTCATAAGCTCTTTTATGAAATCGAATGCCTAATCCAGCAAAATCCATAAACTTGGCATAATCTAATTCTGGCAATCCAATAAGTGATGGCGCACCTTTTAACAAGGTTTGATAAATTCTATCTGTGTGATTTGATCTAACAATATCTGTAGTGCCTAAATCGTAAAGGATTTCTTGGCCTAGTTTTCTTTCCTCATCAAGCGTTTCAGCAAATTCTAACTTTGTTCCTTTTGCCCAACGCGACTGACTGCCGAGATCCATTTCATCTCCGACATTTAATACATAATCAAATTTCTCATGCTTTACCATCTTAATCAGATTGGCAACAGCTTTTGGATGGTGCAGTGGAATTTGGAGATCTGGCGTTACTAAATACCTACGATTGGCTTTAATCGTCATCCTCATCTGGAGTAGGAATAGTTGGAATAATTCCTTTATCGCCTACGATCCAGTCAGGCATCGATTCAGGATTATCCATTAGATAAAGCGCAACAGACTCAGAAAATCCAGCCTTTTTTGCAGCTTTAAAAATTTCATGTTTTGCAATATAGAAAACCTCTAACTTAGTTAAAGGATCAGGAGTACGGCGAACGCGACGACGATTAACCTTTTTGCGTTTGGATTGTTTCCGTGTGTTCGCCATAGCAAAATTATCGCTTACTGATTAAAGTAAATAACTCATCAACACGCTGTTCAAGTCTAGTAATTTGATCTTTCATTGAACTGCCTGAATTAGGTTTAAGTTCACTTAGGAAACTTTTAATAACCCATCGTAGAGCCAGCAATAAAGCGGTCGCGATACTGCATACGCCAACGCCAAATGCGACTAATTCGTTTGGACTCATTTTTCACTAAGGCCATAATCTGCTTCACTCCCGGACTTTGGGTCTAATGCTTTCGCTACTGGAGCAACTATTGCACCAAGCAAGGTTGCATATGCTGGATGTAAGTCAGCCACGATTGCTAAGGCAACAGTTATTCCACTAGCTGCGACAGCTCTTAAATATGACTTAATTGCTGCTTTGTGTTTTTTTGTTAGTTTCATTGATTGCCTTTCAGTAGTGGGATGTTAAATTTCTCGCCAGTTTGGTTTGGCTTAAAAGAAATATGCAGATGTGAATCGTGTGGATTAATGCCCCGATATTTGACCCAACGCCACAGCGACCTTGCTGAACATATTTTACCAGCATGGATTATGTAAGAAATACGCTTATCTTTTTTTGCTGTGAGTCGAAGCTGATCTGCCAGAGCATGACTAATCCCTTGCTCGTTAGAAAGGCCAGCGTCAATATCGAGCGCGCAAACTTCTCCGTCTGGTCGTGGGTTGTGATCCGACTTGGTTTTTCGTAATGCATGTTTAGAATCACCAATCCACCCATCGCTGCGCTTATCGCGATCCAACCATGTTTCATTTATTTGGTCGCGTAGCGTTTTAGCAGCTTTAGATAGGTAAGGCTTCATTAGCCAAGAATCAATTTGGCTTCATCGGCAGTTAAACCAAGACGATCAAGAACTGCTTGGCGTGCCGCTTCTTTTGCTTCGGCTTCGGCTTGTTTTGCTGCTTGCGTTGCCTGATCTGCTTGAAATTGTTTGAATTCAGCAGCAGTCATTTCTCTGTCAATAACTTCATTTGTTGAAATGTCGTGAATTCTTATCATTGGTTTGCTCATTAATTAACTCCGTAAAGTAAGACTGTGCCTGATGTGAGAGTTCCAGAATCAGGAAAAAAGACTAAACTTGTAATGGCTGATGTTTGATTATACAAATACTGACCTTGGATGCTGTTGTAGTTTGCAGCAGTGCTAGGATTTTGACAAACGCTCATTCTATTTACCATTTTTAATGTCGTAGCATTTGTATAATTTGGTATATCTATTACACAAATTGATGTTGTGTGGGTGCTGCCTGGATATCTAATCATTTGCATTGAACTGTCTGTGTATGTATTATCAGAAACAAAAAATGTCGCAGGTTGCCCATAGCGATTTGCATTGCTGTCGCCATTTATTCTCATTTGTAAAGCAGCCACTGTTGAAGGTAAAAAATTATTTACAACGACCTGCAAATTTTTATAAGTTTGAGGTATTGAAGAAAGTGTTACACTTGCACCCGTTAATGTAGTAGTGCTAATTAAAGTCATACCGCCACCAGCAGCAGGAGCAGCCCACTTAAGTCCAGTTGCTGTTGATGAGTCTGCTGTCAATACTGTGTCGTTTGCGCCAACACCTAATCTTGAAACTGTGTCTGCTGCTGTGGCTGCAATAATGTCGCCTTTAGCATCAACAATAGTTTTAGCAATTGCATTACCAGCATTTGTAAATACTGTGCTATCAATTGCAGTTCCAAGTGATCTTATCGCTGCTGCGCCATCTTTGACAAGCGCGGTGTCATCTGGAGTTGTCCAGCTGTAGTTCGTGGTAGTTGCCATATCATCCTTTTCCTATGCGACTATTGTAGCGTATTCCCAAGTCAGAGTGTTGCTTAAAGTGTTCCAACGCTCTGTGATTGGTGTGGTATTCCAACGCATCGCCACTTGGCTAAACTCAACAGGCGAAACATTGATTGTCAAAAATAGTTCATTAAATCTAGTGCTCCATGACCAGCCCTCTACATAACCCTCAAACTCGCCATTGGATATTTGAGTTGGCAGGTTTTTGATATTGACTGGCATTCCAATGAAGACACCCAGCAAATCATCACGATCAGCATTGTCAATTTCAGGGTTAGTTATTGGAAAGGTTATAGATTGAAATGATGGTCTTGGATAAGCTCTTTGGGCAATATAACGATCAGCAATTGCCTGAGCATCAATAGCTCCATGAATCCTAGAATTAATGGTTTCCGCTTTGTAACCATAAAGAGCAATTGATGCGGCATCACTAGCTGTTTCCTGTGAGTTATAGTTATTGCCATAATTAAGATAAATGTCATTCCTAACATCACTTGATTTCATAACTGTTGAAAGGCCATTACCTAAAGCATGACCAGCATCAAGATCAACATAGCCATTGGCTAAAAGATAAGTCTGCCTGTGGTCTGCATCTGCATAACCTATGTTTCCTGCATTATCCTCATAAATATAACCAAAAGCAGAATTGGCAATATCAGATACAACATTGTAAATCGTGTCGGTTACATTTGATTGTGAACTCATTGTGTAAAGACCAGGTTGGTCTATTTCGCCTAATCCTAAATTAACAGCTTGTAGCCAAGTTTCTGTTGGATTATAAGTTGCCCAAGTCGTAGCTGCTGGCACATCATTCCAAGATCCAAGCAATACGCTGGAAAGAATGTCATAAATTTGGTTGCCATCCTCATCTTGAGAAATGTTATTGTTCCAAATTTCTTTGGCTATTCTCGCAAGTGATCCCATAGCAATTATTGTGTATTGAATAACTGTGGCAGTTGCACCTGTTTGACCAACCTGAACAGTTACATCTGTAATGTCGCCACCAAATAAACTTACATAATTACCAGCACTATTTTTAACTTGCAAATCTAAACTGTCATTTATGTCAAAAGGTAAAGTTTGACCATTTAACGCAATTAAAGTTACTTGAACATAAGATGGAAGCGGTTGTTGGTAAATATCAGTTCTACCGGCTTGATGTTGAACATCACTTATTGTGATATTAGTATAATCAACACCGCTGACAGTCAATTTCCAGTCTGGCAAAAAGTCAGACATTATCTATCCCTTAAGGCTGTAACACTTCTAGCTGCTTGAGCATTTAAGGTTGATGCAACAGCTCTTGCAGTTCCTTCTGGATCAATAGCCCCATTAACTGTTAAATTAATTGTTGAGCCACCAGCTGCTAGTCGCCTATCTCTTTCAGCGTCAGTTAATGTTGCTCCACGCGCTGATTGGGTAACTGCATTAGCAACTTTGCCTAAAGCTTCAAATTCTTTTACTAATGCGTTGAATTGTTTTGTTCCTTGTTTATTAGATAACTGACCAGTTTCTAATGCAAAATCTAATTCCTCGAATTTAACAATTAAATTATCAAACTCTCGATTTAACTTATCAACGCTACCAATGACTCTGTTTGTTGCACCACCTAATGCTCCTCCAGCACCACCGCTTGCACCACCGCCTGCACCACCGCCTCCAGTAAAGCCTCCACCAGCACCACCAAAGCCACCAATACCGCCAGCTGCACCACCAGATGGAATTCCTGAGAAACCACCTGAAGTAGTTCCACCGCCACCACCTCCACCAGCACCAATCTTGCTTAATGTGCTTACATTTGATCCAGTTACAAAATTGTAACCTTGAATAACCTTGTTAATGGCATCAATAATAAAATTAACAATTGGAGTAATTGCGCCAACGATTGTTCCAAATACATCTATTATCTTTGCGGTTACAGATGATGCCAAATCAAAGAATTTGCTAAATACTGTGCCAATGATTGGTAAAACATAATTCTGTAATAATTCAATAAAACTTTCAAAACTTTCTCTGTTGCGTTCAATTGCTCCTTGAACCTTAGCCCAACCTTCTTGGAATTTAGCAACAATTGGTGCTCCATATTGAAATATATAACCAATCAACTTTTCAATAATTGGTAACAAAAACACTCCCACAGTTTCCTGTGCTTCATTAAATGCAACCTTTAATCTATCAATTCGACCTTGAAAAGTTTCAGCATTCTGAGCTGCTGCGCCACCATATAACTTTGAAAGTTTATCTTGGACTTCCGTAAAAGATGAAGTTGCAATTTCTGACTTAGATAAACCAAGACCTAATCTGCCTAGAGCTGTAGTATTTCCATCCTGTGCTCGGCCTAAAGCATTGGCAACAGTTTCTAAATCTTTACCTGATCCAGCACTTATATCTAAAGCAAGAGTTAATAACTTTTGTGCATCCTCAGTTGATTTTGTCGAAACAGCCAATCTCTGCATGGCCGGTCTTAATTTATCATCGGCTACGCCTGTGGCTAAAGATGTCTGAAGGATCATTTCCTCAGTAGCCCTTATTTGGGCATCAGTAGCCCCTGTGGCGGTTCTTAAAGCATTGGCTAACCTTAACTGTGCCTGTTCATCCTCTATCGCAGCCTTGACCCCATCAACGGCTAATTTGCCTGCATAGGCAACAGCAGCAGCAGCAGCAACGGCAAAAGCAGCAGCAGCCTTTTTTCCAAACTCTGAAATCTTACTTGAATTGCCTTCAACGGCTTTATCAGCTTCGCCTAATTTCTTTTTTAAGTCATCAACATCGGCAAGAATTGATAACTTTAATGTGCGATTACCGGTAGCCATTAGACCCATTCCTTAATAATGCGATTAAAACTTTCTTCCCATTTATTAATCAATTCAGGCTGAATTCTGCGAAGGGTTGGATATATGAACCATCCGCGAGATCCACGACCTTGCCGTCCAGAATATGTAGGGAACTGTTTGAATTTATTTGAACCAAACTCAACACCGCCCCATAGGGTTTGTGTAGTAGCACCACCTGAAAACTTTTGGCGTGCGAATCCGTAACTGAATTCACCGATCTTGCTTGATTTTTTAATGCTAACGCCATCCGCAACTCTTTGCGCAACCTTGCCAGATTTTGTTCTTGTTGCAGCTGCGCTTTTAATTTCCTCTGATGCAAAATACGCCAAAGCAGCAGACTGACGGCGTGCTTCATCAGTAGCTTGTTCATCCATAAGTTTGAAAGCTTTGTAAATATCGCGCAGGTCTTTTTTATCATAGGCGATTGTTTCATTTGCCATGCCTCTGCTCCAATACTTCTATCGCTGTCAAAATGTCGTCTGCTTCAACCCATTCACTCATTGGAATTTGTGTGGCTATTGCCAACTCAACCAATAATCTGTTTAGGCTTCCTGCTGGATGGCTTTTGGGTTTGCATCACCAACAATTACATCGCTGATGGTTTCCATCCATGTTTCAAATGGTTTAACTGGCTTTCCAGCTGCTTCTCGCTTATGTGCGTTGTAAGCCAAAAACATTAGATCCCACATACCAAGTTTTTCTTTTGCTTGGCTTATGGTATTACCAGTCGTTTTCTCCCAACGAGCCCACTCTGGGGGTTGGGCAATATATGTTGCTTGTTCCCCAGAGCTATATTCAATTGTAATTGGTAATCTCATTTTTTGCTCCCGTTTCTATTTCTTAACTAAATGATTCTGCTGGTGTTCCAATTACTTGGAATGACAGAGAAACTGTTTGTGCATCTGGTGATGTTCCACCAGCTGATGGCCATACTGGCAATACTTGGAAAGTAAATGTTGCTCCAGTAGCGGTTGTCATTACTGTGCTGATTCCTGTATTTGGTGCTGATTCAGCAGCGTTCCATAGAATCTCACATAGAGATCCAGTTGCGCCCCAATCGGCAAGCATTTCAACATTAAATGTGAAATTGTTATCAATAACTTTATAAACTTTTCCATCGAGTGTTTCGTAGGTTTGACGATTTACTTCGCCAACTAATGTTGCACTTGTTGCTTGAGCATCGAAAGTGTTACCACCGATTGTGAAGGTAACATCTCTGCCCGTGATTACTGTGGTAGGCACTTTGACTCCTTAGTTTGTTTGTGTGTAGTAGGTTGAAACTCTTATATCAGCGATCAACATGGTTGATGCACCAATAGTAGTAACAGTTGGTCTTTCGACCGATCCGACAATGTATCCATTTGGAATAACTGCCAGAATGCTCATTATAAGTTGCTCGATGTTGTCCAGTGATGCTGGATTGCTGTTATAAGCAACTACGGCTGTAATAGTCATATTAATTCTGCAACTAACTTGACTTTTACCAATTGTTTCAATTTCTAAATATGGTGAATCCGGAACGCATACTACTGCTGGCGGAATTACAGATTCAGGCACAAAAGCATAAACATTTCCTGCAACACCGGCTAAAGCTGTGGCAAGTGGTTGTCTTACTGAACTTAAAATTGTTGAGGCTGGCATTATTGGGCAATTCCCTCAGTATCTACATAAGGCCCTAATATGCCAATGACCCTACTGTAAAGCGATCTCCCGATCCTGTATGGTGTACTGGTAAAATCGATTCCCTCTATTTGTCCGCCTGCTGCGATTCTTGATTGAAAGACTTCGACTGATACTGCAAAGACAGCTGATCGAACAGATTGGTTTCCAACATAAGTTGATGCTGATGATAAAGTCGCGCTTCCAGATGGAATAACATTTGCTTCTGCGACATCGGCATTAGTGATTGCAGCTTGGAAGGTATATGCTCCAAGATCTGAGTCAAGTATTGTTCGTGTTCCATTGTACGGGCTTCCGCATCCTGCGATAACGACTGATTGTCCGGCTGTGAACTCATGAACACCTAGTGTAGTGAAAGTAGCGACATTGTCGTTTAATACTGTTTTTTGAATTGGGCTTTTGAATGTAACCAACATTGGCAAAATTGTATTTTCGCTTGTGTCTATTATTCCATTCAAATAAGTGTCATCATACAAGGAAGATGACACGCCTAATACGGCTCTCAACTCTGATGCTGAAATTATACTAGGCATGTCATCTCCTTACTCCCATTAAAGGATGCCTATGATCGGGAGCAACCATAGGCACTCAGTTAAATTAAGAAACTGTTAGTTTGCGGAATGCTGTTGGGTAGCGATTAACTACTGCAACATAACCATAAACACCAATCTCAATGCGACCATTAGCAACAATGTTTGCACGAAGTTCGATTCTTGGTGACTCATGGAAGCGCATTGCGTTTGATGGATAAACCAATGCAAACTTATCGCCTGTGTAGTTTGGATCAACAACTAGTGAAAGTCCTGCGACTGTTCCCTGAGTCGAGCCTTGAGAAATTAGACCGCCAGCATTCTGTGGAAGTGCTGCAGCAAATAGAGGTCGGTTAGAACCATCAACTGCTGAAAGTAAGCCTGTGAAGCTAACTGTTCCGGCTGCTGTTGGTGCAACGCATAGACGATTTGGAGTTGAGCGAGTTACCTCATATGAATCAGCAATACCATCAGCAATTGCTGCATAGATTGATGCTCCAGTTGAAGCTGCTGCTGCATCGCGTGCAAGACCTAATGCATAAGCATCTGTCTTTTGTGCGTAAGATGCTGCTAACTCACGAACTAATAAATCAGCAAATGATCCGCCATCAATCGCAGATCTGTCAAATAGCTCAACATTGACCACATTAGCGCCCGCGAACTTAACGACTGAATCTTCTTGATAGGTAACAGTTGTATCCTGAGATGCAAACTCTGCACCCTCAGCAGTCAAACCTACAATTCCTTGATTTCCAAGCACAGGCGTGAAAATCTTCATTCCTGTTGCAGGAAGCGGAGCGCGCTCTATTGAATCAATAAATGGGCGAGATGCATCAATAATTCCAATTGCATCGCGTAGATAATTTGGTGGAACAGATCCGGTGTTCTCAGATACTGTTGCAATTTGTAATGCTGCTACTAAATCGCGTGCATCTGTATCGCCTTGAATAGCGCGAACCTGTGCATTTAGATATTGTCCCGCTGTAACATTTGTATCAACGCGTGGCTTTGTGTATGCCATGTAGTTGGCTGTTACAACTGGAGCTTGTGCCGCTTCTACCGCTTCGGTCGCGATAGGAGCTTCAGATGTAATCTCTGACACTTTGTTCTCCTCTGTTGTTGTATCCTCAGCGGCTGCTTCGGAATTCTCTATTGGTGTTTCACTAGCTGCAACCTCAGCCACTCTTGCGCTATCAATTGCTGGTTCTGTAACGAGTGAAACTTCTTGAAGTGTGCTTGATTTAATTCTTAGCACGCCTTCCTCATTTTTCCATTCATTAATTTTTACACCCACGCTAAAACCATCACGAAGCCCAGTTGCAGCTTCCTCTAATGCGTCATCAGCTCTAAAAGTCTTGGCTAAACGAAATGTGGCTTCCAACCCTGAATCGGTAGCAGTAATGTCAATCAACTTACCTAAAGGCTTGGTTGTTTGATGCTCAAGCAATAATTTGACGGGCTTTGAAAAATCAATTGAATCTTTTTCAAATACAGTTAATCCTGCACTTGTTGATCCCTGCTCATCCCATGTAACGATCTTTCCTGAAATTGTGCGCTTGTTGGTGTCGGCAGCTGTTATCTCTATTGGGAAACTAATTTTCATCGTATTAGATCTTCTTCCTCTTGGATTTGCTCAACGCTCATCGCGCCAATGCGGTTTAGGATTTCATAAACTTGCGCACGCTCTAATGCAGAACCACGCAAGAAATCATCTATGTCAAATCGAATTTCCATGCCATTAGGCACAAAATCCGCTTGAGATAATCTTTGTTCAATTGCAGTCAATATTGGTCGTAATGAAAAGTCAATAAGTGCTTTTCTTTCGGCTGTCATGTTGCTATATGTCATAGATGTTGTTTCAGCAGATATAAATGATGCTGGAATCCCAGATGCTCTTGCAATTTCTAAAGCAAGGTATTGGCGAGCTTCATTCATCTGTAATGATTTAGGATCAAAGCCTAAAGTTTGTAATTCAACATCAGCATTTAAGAACGCAGTTGATCTTGTTGATCTTGAAACTTTCCATGACTCTAAAAGTCTTGTAATTCTTTCTGGAGTTAAATTTGTGCCATTAGATTTAAGAACCATTTGTGGCATTGGCTCTTTAGCATACATTTCAGCTGCTTTTTCTAATTCGGCTGCTGCTTTAATTGTGCGACCTGCTCGATTAAGTATTCCTTCATCCAAACCATTGAATACAATTAAACTGCCCAAACCAAACGGCGGCACGCGCTTTTGATCGACTGTGTAGTATTCGATCTCAGTTGAATCAGCATTTAATGATGCAAATACTCTACTAGGAGCAATTCTTGTCCATGCTCTAATTCTTGAAGCATCTGTTGCAGCATAAGCATCCATTACCATTCCGTAAGCAACGCCATAAAGCAAAAGATCCTCAGCGATCCAAGCGTAAATTGCTGAACCTGCAACTCTTGGATCTGGTTGCATAATTACTCGATTTGGTCTTATGTGTTCATTTGTAAAATGATTGTATTGCTCAAGAGGGAGCGAACCAACTGTTGAGCAGATTATATTTCTTGCGCGTGCTCCAGAAGGTATGGCCATATACTGTTCACGCGTTGCAGTTGTAGTTCCAAATAAAATTCCGCCAACTAATTGTTGTGAATTGTAAGGTGCTAATGCAGCAGCTACATCAACTGAATTTTCTGGTTGAGTTGCTCGAAATCGATCTAATAATCCCATTAGCATATAATATACCATAAAGTCAATATATTATGCTATTTGAATATCAACTTCCGTTTCTACCTGTGTTGCAAAATAGGTTGCTAAAGCAGATGCCACAGCTGCACAAACTGCGACTCTACTTGCACGCCTTCCGATGATCCATGACCCATCCCCATAGGGCAGTTTCGCAGCGGAAAGTGTTTGTTGAGTCAGTTCGTCTTGACCCCCGTGCTGTAATCGATGGGAATTGATTGCGCCTAACCACCGATCACACGATTCAGCATATATCGCCCCATCCATATCTGTAATGGGAATTCCAGCAGGAACTAGCCGACTTGCGACAGCTTGTGCAGTCCTTTTGGAATAAGCGACAGTCTGAACATTATATTTTCTTACATAAGGTGCAATATCGTTTGCAACCGCTAAATCATTAATTGAATAATCGTTTGACCATGTATGAAGTAAAACTAAATTAAATTTCTCACCCGGAAGTTTTTGAGTAGCAACTAAAGCTGCATATTTTCTGTCTGGTGACAAATCTAATCCAAACCAAGTCGGTTTGTCAGGATCTAATGGTATAGGGTCGGTTTTGCACAACTCCCATTTCTGTGCATCAATTGCTGAGTTGATTGTATCTACCCATTGAGCAAGAACCTCAGTTCTTACAATATCAGGTGGATCATTTATCACAGCTCTTAAATTATCTGGATGGATTGTTATTCCAAGCGATGGATTGGCTTGAGCAAATGCTGGCCAGTTAACATCGCCTGACGGAAGTGTAATAGGCGCATCTGGTTCAGCACTCCACTCAAACCAACCAATCGGATCGTTGGTAGTGGCTGAAACCAACGCCCTCTCACGCAATTTGTTCAAAATTACTGAATGCTGGTCACCGGCCGAGCTGTAAATCCATACCTGCGGATTTTTAGCAGCCATCATCGAATAACGCATTGATGACCAGGCATCCTCATCCTTGTATTCTCTTAATTCGTCTAAATGAATTGTTTCAGGTTTGCTTAAACCTCTAGCTGCATTATTAGCAGCCTTTACAACAAATCGTCTATTGCCTTTTAACTCAATTTCCTCAGCACCATGTTGCCATCTAATCTTTTTTACTTCACTTGCCAATTTGTCATTCTGTTCAATGTGGCCAACTATCTGTCTAAAGGTTTCAAGCGAGGTTGTAAGCCTGTGAGCTGATGCAAGTTGTAGTCCTTCATTCCAAACATACATTCCTGTCAAAATCCTAAGCATCATAAGCGTACTCTTACCCTGTTGCCTGGCCATGATTAGCCCAAGCTCAGAATGAGCCCATCTACCATCTGGCCGGACTTTGTGGCCGTGAATGCAAACAAATTTCTGCCATTCCATAAGTTGTAGGTTGATCTCGGCTGCAAACTCGATCATTTCATGCCCTTTAGACGGCAAATTATTCAGTTTTGAGTGAATTCGTGGAGTCTGCACACCTCCTAATTCTGATTGAGTCTGATTCAAAGCGAACTCAAACGATTCGTTTTTGTTCAAAGCGATCCAGTCTGATCGTGGGCGATCGAGGTGTTTTGTGGGTTAGAAAAGGAAAG